TCAAGCGGGCCTTTGCATGCTCGGAGCCCTCCAGACGATCCACCAGTTGTGTGCCCAGGGGTTTTCCCCCTGCTGCACGAGCGTGCTGATGATCTGGTCGAAGTCGGCAGCCTTGCATCGCATGATCCGCATGAGTTGGCGGCGGGCCATCTGGCCTCCCGCCTCGCGGAGCTTGCGCAGCAGCTTCAGGCACTCGGCGTGGAACGGGTTCTCGGCCACATAGGTCGCCGCCAGGTAGAGCTGGCGACGGGTCTGGTGCATGGCGAAGGCGGTCGCCCACTGCACGGCCGGCAGGCCGATGACCGGATTCTCGTGGTTCTCGCTGCAGGCGTAGATCAGCGCCAGCTTGGTGGCGTTCTCGCAGGTCCGGCTCCAGGCCGTGCGGGCGACCTCGTCCTTGGCCTCCTCGGCCCGGTCGTACTCCAGCTCGGTCAGCTTCTGCAACTGCCGCACAGCCTCGGCGGCCTCGGGCTCAAGCGGCACAACATGCGGTTCGGGGTGGGCCTCTGCCAAATTGCCAGGGTTCGGCTGGTACTCGGCCCACCAGCGGGCTGTCTCGACGAGCGACTCCGGCAGGTGCCTGGCCGAGCCGGGCGTCTGGCCGGCGCCGCGCTTGCCGACATCGACGACGATCATCCGGGCGAAGAAGCCGTTGGTGAGCATCCGCTGGCACAGCGACTCGTAAAAGTACTGGGGCGTGGCCGTGCCGAAGAGCGTCAGGTGCGGTTGGTCGATGTGGATCGTCTCCTTCTGGCCGGCCTTCACGCGGATCGGGTAGACGTCGTTGGCGGACGTGTAGAGCGTCAGCAGGATGTTCGGGATCGACTCGCGGCGGTTCTCGCGGTCGAAGTTGATCTGCCGCAGGACGCCGTCCATCTCGTCGTTCTGGAACAGCATGGCGTTGGCGCGGACCAGGGCGTCCTGGATGCCCTCGCCGCTGGCGAACTTGTCGCCCAGGGCGCCGACCATGCCCACCTCGAAGAGCACTCGCGAGTTGACCTTGCGGGGAAAATCCTTGCCGGTTCCGCTGCTGGCCAGCGCCAGCAGGTACAGATTGGGACGCAAATCGCCGGGCGTGCAGACCTTCCGGCCGGCCAGGAACGACTGCAGGGCCATCGCCCCGCAGAACGCCAGGCCCAGGTTGGGATATGGCGCGCTGGCCAGCGTGAACTCCATCACCTGGCCGACAAAGCCGGGCACCTGGAAGAGGTATTCGGGGATCGGCCCGGGATCCGGGACCGCGGGCCCATGATCGCCGGGCGGTGCGACGAGCTTCGCCACGAGGGCCGAGATATCGACGCCGCCCGCATCTTCGGCCACCCCATCGCTGCCAAACCCCTCGTCCCGCAGCGCACTGGCCGCCTGGGCAAAGTCGCCCTGGTGTTCCAGCAGGGCATAGGCAGCAAATGGCGAGTAGGGGTGGTTGGGCTCAAACGGCGCGGCGTTTGAGGAGAAGACATAGAACACGCCTGCCCGCAGCGTTGCACTCCAGCCCTGGTCCTTGCCAGGCCGGCGCCAGCGCTCGTTCTCACCGCCACTTACACACTTCCAGCCGTGGCGCACCAGCAGTGCGCGGACGTCACCGCGCTCGTTGAACTCGTCTCCCGGGCGGCCGCACGCTTCGCTCGCCCCGCCCGGCGTCTCGACAGCCGGAACCGCCTCGTTGAGCGCACGGGCAGCCTCAATGAGGATCTTCCGCTCGGCCTCGGTCAGGACTGGCAGGTTTTGGAAGCTGCCGCATTCCAGCGCGTAGCCGGGCGTCGGGTGGCAGAGGAACAGGCCGCCTTCGCCACGGGTTTCGATGAGGGTGCAGGTGACCTCGTAATGGTCTCCGACCCGGCGCGGGCGGTAATTCTTGCCGCAGATCGTCATCTCCACGTCGCTCGGAGTCTGGATGATCCGCTGCGCCAGCTTCAGGCTGCCTGGGATCGCCACCTCGCAGCGATAGACGACATGGCGGCCGCCCGACTGCGACCGTTCGACAACCAGCCGATCCAGCAGCCCGGGCGCGTCCGCCTCGACCACCGCGGCCCAGGCGGCGAACAGCTCGCCCTCGAAATCGAAGTCGATCAGCTCGAGGTTGCCCGAGATGGCTCCTGTCAGCAGGCAGATCGGCTGCGAGCCAGTAAGCCATTGCTGGATTTGATGTTCCGTCGGCAGTCGCTGCTGATACTGTTTCCAGCCAGGCAGGTTCGGCCGCTTCTCCGCCAGGATGGCAGGGAGCGGGCACAGGCCGGCACGGAGATAAGCGATGGCGGTGTCGATCAAGCGCGTTGCTCCTGGCCGGTCAGAATGGAATTTCATCGGGGTTGTAAGGACCGACTTCGCCTGCCGGAATGGGCTCAGGCAACGGTCCGAGCTTGTAACCCACGACGCGGTCGTACTTCTCGCCGGCGATATTGCGGACGGTGATCTTCACGGTGTGGGCCAAGCCGCCACCCTCGGCGATCTCCACGGCACGCTCCGCGGTCTCCGGCACCGGGTCGGGTGAGCGCTGCCGCCACCAAGCGGCCGCCTTCTGGCGGGCGTAGCCGTCGTGCTCGAAGCACACGAATTCGCTCTGCCAGTGGTTCAGCCCAAGGCGATAGTCGACGCGGAACGTCTTCGGGGCATCCTCCGGCGCCCCGCGCTTCGCGTGGATGGAGTAGGTGACGTCCTGGACTTCGTACTCGGTGTCAGTGACCTGGCCGGACAGAATGCCCGCTTCGCTGGCCTTGGGATCGTGCTTTTGTCGCTCGGGCGGTGGGAAAACGTAGCCGCACTCCGGGCAGGTCGCGTAGCCGGCGGCGATCACGGCCTGGCACTGCGGGCATTCCTTGGCCGGCGCCTCGCCGGTGCCGTTGCTGGCAGACTCGCGAATGCGGATCTGGTCCACCGGCCCGTGCCGCAGTACGTTGCCGCCGAAGTCGAGCACGAGACAGTTCCGCTTGCCCAGATGCAGGCGGAAGCCGCGGCCGCACATCTGGTAGAACAGCCCCGGCGACATCGTCGGGCGCAGCAGCGCCACGCAGTCGATGTTGGGCGCATCGAAGCCGGTCGTCAGAACGTTGACGTTCGCCAGGTATCTGAGGGCGCCCGTGCGGAACCGCCCGAGCAGCTCGTCGCGCTGGGCTGTCGGGGTCTCGCCGCAGACGAACCCGCATTCCTGGCCGCTCATCTCCCCGAGGACCTTGGCAACGTGCTGCCCGTGTTTCACGCCCGAGGCGAAAACCAGGCAGGAGCGGCGGTCGTGGGCCAACGCCACGATCTCGGCGCAGGCCGCCACCACCAGGCCGTCCTGGTCCATTAGATCCTCGACCTCGCCAGCGACGAACTCGCCGCCGCGAACGTGTAGCCCATCGGTGGCGGCCTTCTCCCTGCCGGCCTTCGTGACCAGGGGGCAGAGAAAGCCGTCGCGGATCAGCTCCCGCACGCCGACCTCGTAGCACACGGCGTTGAGGATGTTCTCCGGCGCGCAGATCATGCCCGACTTCAGCCGGAACGGCGTGGCCGTCAGGCCGATCACGCGCACCTCGGGGTTGATCACCTTGGTGTCGGCCAGGAACTGCCGATACATGCCTTCCCCGTCCGGTGGGATGAGGTGGGCCTCGTCGACGATGATCAGGTTGAAGCCGCCCAGTTCACATGCCTTCTTGTAGACCGACTGGATGCCGGCCACGATGACCGAGTGCTCGGTATCGCGGCGTTTCAGCCCGGCTGAGTAGACGCCGAACTTCACCTCGGGGCAGACCAGCGTGAGCTTGTCGGTCGTCTGCTCCAGCAACTCCTTGACGTGGGCCAGGATCAGCACGCGGCCGTTCCACAGCCCCACGGCGTCCTTGCAGATGGAGGCCATCACGGGCGTCTTGCCGCCGGCCGTCGGGATCACGACGCACGGGTTGTCGTCGCGGTGCCGAAGGTGCTCGTACACGGTCGCCTTGGCCGCTTCCTGGTACGGACGCAGTACAATCATTCAGGCTCTCTCGATTCGCACGATGGTCTTGCCACCCTCGACGGGTTCGCACTTCTCGATGTTCAACCGCACGATCTGGGCGTCGTCGCGGTATGCCCCGCCCTGCTGCATGGCGTCGAGCAGGGCCTTCTGGACGTTGTCGATGTCGCGGCGGCGGTTGTCAGGCGGATAAATCTGGACCTGCACCGCCAGGCGGCCCGCGATCGGCTGAACGCGAATGGCCGCGAGGATCGCCGTGACGCGCTCGCGAAAACGGCGGCCTTCGCGGCTGATCAAGGTGCGCGGCCCTACCCGGCGCCAGTAGTGGTTGATCGACGGCGGATAGGGGAGCACGAACTCCATCAGCCCGGCCTCTTCCAAGGCGGGGTGGTGCTGGCCGTCGCCGGCGCGGCCGGCGGGGCGGGCGGCTCCTTCCCGGCGTAGCCCTTGATCTCGTTGCCGATCTCCCCGGTGTCCGGGCGCTTCTTGCAGCGGACGTGGATCACCAGCGGCAGGTCGTGCAACTCCGTGCTATCCTTGGGCGCCAGCACCCCAACCGCCCGACAAACAGCGGACAGCTCCGCTTTGGCGATCTTCACCGCCGTCGCATTCGGGTTGTCGAGATTCAGGCGGGCCCACAAGAATCGGCCCTTGAATTCGCCTTCGATGACCTGGAAGGCTAGTTGCAAATACCCGCCGGTGCCGGCCTTGTTGGCCTTCATCTCGCTTTCGGTGATCACCGCCACGTACTTGCCGGCGGGGATCGGGTCGAAGGCGGTGGTGGGTTCCACTTGGTTGGCGTCGAATCCGCGTAGATCAGCCATGTTGTTTGGCTCCTTCGGAATGGTGGTTAGATAGGGCTGCCATGAACGCCGCCCACGAGAGCGGAAGTTCCTCGGCGATGTTGAAACGATTCTTGGCAATGCACGACGGTCCCCCGACACAACGGAGGATCCGCTCGCCCCCATCCCTGCCGATGGGGTTGGCGATGGTGCGCTTCCGGTTGAAGCCCGCGTCTTCGCTCTGCGTGCGGAACTTGCGCGTGGCGAACAGCACGGCGTCGGACCACTCGCAGATGAGCGCCGCGGCATGCTTGTGCAACCGCGGCGAGTAGCGGTCGTAGGCCGCCGACTCCGGGTCCTCGAACTTCTCGACCTTAGCGTGCGCGATGAGCACGATGGCCATGCCCTTGCTGTTCCGCAGGGCGCCTAGCAGGTCGACGATCTGGCGCCAGTAGGTCAGGGCATGCGTGTAGCCTTTGGCGTAGCCGCCGTCGGCCTTTTCGATTGACTTGACGCCGTATTCCTTGCACACGGCGTCCCAGACCAGGCGCTCCAGCCAGTCGAGGCTGTCGATTACGACCGTCTCGTAGTCGTGCGCCTGGGTCTGCAACTCGACCAGCGACTGCTGCACCTCCTCAAACGAGGTGGCCAACGGGAACTTCTCGCAGTCGATCTGCGCCAGGCCGTCCTCGGTCTGCACGAAGATGGGCTTGGGCGACTCGGAGGCGAAGGTCGATTTGCCGACACCCTCGGTGCCGTAGACCAGAATCCTGGGTGGCATGGGCGCACGGCCGCGCTGAATGTTCGCAAGTAGGCTCATGAGCGGGTCCTTTCGTTAGAAGCCGATGGGGGCCAGGGTGCGGACGCGTTCATACCCGGTGGGCCAGCGATCCAGGCGGCGGCACTCGGCGAGTTGCCGCAGCGACTTCTCGTTCTCCTTCCGCACCTTGCTCAGCAGGCCCTCGCTGACGATCCACACACCGCATCGATGTGGCTCGCGCTTCTCGACGGCGATGATGTGGGCCGGCACGTCGTGGCCGGTGACAGCGGCGATGAGCCCGTGGCGGAAGGCCAACTCGTGGGTTGGGCCCTGGCGACGGATCGTCCACTCCGCGTTGCTCAGATCGCTGCATGGCACCAGGGCCACGATGCCCCGCCGCGGGTTGAGCCAGTCCACGCGGGCCTGGCACGGCACGCCGCAGTAGTCGCCGCGCACGACGCCAAATGCCATCCCGTTCGACAGCAACGCCCTGGCGGCGTCATGGGCGCGCACGCCGAAGTCGATGTGGTCGATGGCGCTGGCCTGCTCGGTGGTGAGCACCGGCTTGCCGTGCGACGTGGCCCACTGCTCGAACTCAGTGCTGTACCGGCTGTAGGGTTCGCCAGTGCGAGGGTTGATCGGCCCGCCAATGGCGAACGCGGACTCATAGTGCTCGCGACCGCGCAGAACTCGTGACATCGCAGCCCGATCCACGACGTCGTCGGAGCGTTCGCGCCGCGGGGCCAGCCCCCGTTGTCGCTTGCGGAAGAGAAAGGCGTTCTCGCGGAAATCGCCCAGATGTTCGCCGTCGACGTACTCGTCAGACTTGGCGAGATAGTCCTCCTCCGATTCGTGAACGAGGAAGCCGAGATCCTCGATCACGCCATTTCCGTTCCTGCTCGGCCAGAGCAATCCAAGAATCATGTCTGCACCTCTTGATGGTGTTGTTGGGGAAGTTCGTTGACGCGTTCAACCTTGAACACGTCCGCTCCGAACTCGCGGGTGACGAAGCCGGCGAACAGGCGGTTGAGGTCACGGCCAACCGCCGTACCTGCGTCGATCACGCAGCAGCGTCGGTCCTGGTCGAAGAAATGGGTCGCATCGAGTCGGACCTGGGCCTCGCCGTGCAGGCTTTCTGTTGCCAGAATGGCCAGCAACAGCGAGGCCTCAAGATCCTCCAACGGCACGTCAGGCTTAAAGGCGTAACGATACACTTCCTTGGTCATGCGTCGTTCCTCGTGTCGGGCAACAGGCCACTACTTACTGAACTACCCGGTCCCGACGCGAGTTGACGAACGACCTCAGATATAATCCTTCAATCCAGCATTCTCGAAGCGTTGGCGCAGCCAGCGGACCCAACCGTCCAGCGTCGTGCGGGGAACGCCCATGTCACGGGCGATCTCGGAGACGGTCTCCGTCTTGAGCCGCTCGGCCAGGGCCTTCAGCTTCTCGGGCAGCTTGGCGATGATCTCCGCCAGGTCCTGCCTGAGCTGCGCCAGCTCTTCATCCCTGCGGAGGCTCCGACCGCGCTGGGCATCGAGTTCGCGCTGGCTGATGGTGTCCGCCAGCTCGGCGGTCTCATCTTCGCCGATGTTCACTGTCACGTTCAGCGAGGTGACCCGACGGTGGTCCCGCTTCTCCGCCTGCTTGTCGCGCAGGATCGTGGCCACGAACCGCTCAATCACCGTGGTGGTGAAGACGTTGCGGTGCGCCACGTTCGGGTTGAAAAAGGGCCAGCGCTGCAGCAGACGCAGGATCAGTTCCTGTTCGAGGTCCTCGCCGTCCTGCGTCTTAAAGCCGGCGCGGCCTATGATCTGCTTGATCTTGCGGCGAATGATGCCGCGGGCAAAACGATTAACCTGCTCATTAGAGTCGTCGTAAACCATTTGAAATGTCCTTCCCCGGCCGAGAAGGATTGGCGTGGGCCACGACGACAGGCGAAGGTGATGCAGGCCAACGAAAACGGAGGCGATGCGAGTCGCGCCTTGATCGGCGTCGCCCACAATCGCCCCCGTTTCGCGGCCAGCAAACTGTCAGGTGAATGAAACGAAACAACGTGATGTCACACAGCGGGTGCCTACCCCATTGCTAGGCCGCCACCTCCTTGACGCTTGCGCGGAACGGCAGCCCGTGCTTGACTTCGAGCACATCGATGACGCCGTTGCCGAGGCTGTCGAACATGGCGAAGAGATCGAGGACCTTTCGCTTCAGCAGAAAGTCGGCCGCGGCACCCTCTGGTCGGGGGCCATTCTCGCCGCCGAACAAGTGCTCCCGCACGACTGGCGGGCGAGGATCGAGAACCGGCTGACCCTTGTTGATCGGCAGCCGTTCGATCTGGCCGAAATTGATGCTCTGCATCAACTCGATCAGGCCGGCACGGCAGGAAGACAGATCCTGCTTTGAGACTTGCGAGAGTTTGTTGCGCCCCTCGCCGGGCGCTGGCACAGAAACAACCATGTCACTTCTCCTCGTGAAGTTCTCAGATCACCACATTGGTGACCCGCACGAGGGAAGTATCGCCTGAATGGCTGTCTTAATCGGTGCGCATACGGTGCCGAAACGGTTGCGGAGTTTCGGCTATCAAGGGCGGAGTTTCTTTGCCCGAAGAAGCCCCTTCTCCAGGAGCCAGCAGCCACCGTTACGCCCAGTCTTACTTTGCAGCAGTTGTCGGGTCTTTAGGTCCGCCATGACACCCTTCAACGCATTTGCATCGGCGCCAGCACCAAGCGCCTTCGCTGCAATGTCCTGGGTAGACTGACGGGCGTCAGAGTCAATCGCGCCAAGCTCCAGCATGGCGACCAGCACGAGTTGCGCTCTATCAGCAAGCGGCTCGTCCGTGGGAACAACCACTTGCGGTGCGATGCTCTTGACGTTTTGGACGTTCGCCTTGGTCCGACTCACCGTTAGCGGCGTCATGCGATAAACACAGATAGGCACGGTACGAGGGGAGAATGCATGGCCGCAGGCAGTACACTCAAATTGATCCTCGTCCTCGACCGCCTGCCGAAGTGCGTCCGCAGGCATCAGGTTCTGGCATCGGCGACATTCTACCATGCCCTGGTCGGATACAACGCCCTTCTTGGCGAGCAAGTCGAACGCCGACACAACTTGATTCTCTTCGGCGCCAAGAACGCTAGAGAAATCAGCGGGACGAAGAGGCGCCGGCGAGGAGATTCCAGAGAGGCGGTGGTCGACTTGCTCGATGACCTCACGCAGCTCCGGATGCTCACGCGCTATGGCTTCTGATTCTGGAAAGAACATACCTTACCGTCTGCTCGATGTTGGGACTTGGAAAATTGACCCTGTTGTGTAATCCGACGATGATCACATGGATTCTCGAATCTAACGGGTTACCGTTTCGATTGCTGCTTGTTCTTGGCAGCCAATAGAAGTTTCCAAGATGTCCGACGCCTCTTTCTCTTGCGATTCTGACGGCGGCATTTGCGTCGGCGTCGTCGGCAATCGAGTCTGTTGGCGAGGGGCTCTTGGCCTCAATCGTCGTCCCGGACAACATTCGGTAGCTGTTACGGTGTGAATTCGTTTCGGCAGTCTTCGCATCTTCGAGATCCTCCACCTTCTTGATCACCGGACGTAAGTCCACGATGGAAAAGCGGGAAATGTCGAGCCAGGCGGCGACCAACTCCGAAAACTCCTTGGCGACTTCATCATAATCGCATTTTCGTGGAAGCTGCGAGATCTGCAAGAACGCGGTATTGGCGATTAAGTTCCATTCAAACGCCACAAGGCTTCGCGTTACGCGGTGGACAAATGCGTGAAGTTTAACGTCGTCGCCTTCGGCAGTCTGGGTGGTGTCGTCGTATTCAGGGTGTCGCTCCCACCATTCCCGCTTCTTGATTGCCGTAATGCGAAGGCGACCCTCGTCATGGAAGATGGAGGAAATCTTCATCTTCTCCGGCAGCGCGAGTGCAAGGGCCTTGTTCAGATACGTGCTGAGTCGATGCTCCTTAAGTAGCTTTGCCATCCAGTCCGGTTTTTTCCAGTTGGCGATCGAACTCTTGGGGCCCTTATACAGGAAGACGTGCTGCTTCCCCCACGGGACCACTTCGTCTAGGAACTGCACCAGTTGCTTGGGCGATAGGGTTCCGTCGCCTAGCGCCTCCTCGATACGATTCCTGAACTCCTCCTTTGTACCTGACCTTGCCAATCCATGACGTGCGAGAAACTCCTGAATTTGTGGCTTCTTGAGCGCCAACAAGTCCGCAACAATCAGGGCCTTTTCATCGTCCGTGAAATCGGATGCCATATTGAGCTCCAATTCTGCACTAGAATCGGCCATCGCCCAACAGCCCCACCAATGGGGCGTCAGCTATGGTCTGGACGCTACATATTGTACCAACAGCCCAGCTAGCACACAATATGTATACTGCCACGCGTCCTTCTTCATGCCCCAGTAGAGCGGAATACCTCCCATAGACGCCTCTGTTTTCTCCAGTCCAACACGGCGGTGATTGACTGGAGCTCACGGAGGTGGATTTCGGCACGTCCACCCTCAATTCGGGGGAGAAAGAGTAATTGCTCCTGGAGGTCCGGGGCCAGCAGCCGCAGGTTCATGATTTGGGTGATCCGGGCTCGGGTGACATGCCCCAGCCTGGCCAGTTCGGCGTAGTCCGCGACCGCGCCGGCCTGGATAAGACGCTCGAAGCGGATCGCCAGTGCCATGAACCGCGAAATGCGGGGCACCCGGCCGGGCAGACGCTGAGGGGCCTCGGGCACGGCGCCCCGGCAGATTTCCTTGCGGCTGCCGCGGCCCCGGCGCCGGAAGTGGATTGTGGATTCGACGGTGATGGGTCTGGTCATGCTACGCCCTCCGTATTCTGGCTGGCCAACTCGTCGGCCAGCGTTCTGATTCCGCTGGGATGGAATGTGATGGTTACCTTGCCATTGGTCCCGTCGTAGTCGACTCGTTCGACCAGCAGTTGCACTACCCGGGCCTGCTCGCGCGGGGCAAGCGAGTCCCACACCGGATCGAACACCGACATGGCCTTGGCGACCTCGCGCTCGTCCACCAGCTTGTGGCTCAGCGAGATGACCTGCTCGCGAACCTCGGTCGCCCGGCGTTCCGTAACGCGAATCCGTTCCTGAAGATCGGCCAACCGGGCCGTGGCGGGCGTGTTGCCGTCGTTGGGGGCGATTTGGTCGAGGAGCCCGCGGACCTCGGTGTTCCATTTGCCCAGTTCGCGTTCCAGACCGCGGCGTTCTGCCTCCAGTTCTGCGACGCGAGACTGGCCCTGTTTGCGGGCCTGGGCTACGGTCTCGTTCAGTAGCGCCGGGTCCTTGCCGATCGCCTTGATCTGGTCCACGACGAACCGCTCGATCTCGGGGGCGGGAATCGACTTCGACGGGCAGTTATGCCAGCCCCGCTTTTGGGCGTTCGTGCAGACGTAGTAGCGATACCGCTTATTGCCGTTACGCGTGGAATGCGTGGGCGACATGGCGGAGTTGCAGGGGACGCACCGCAGAAGGCCCTTGAGCAAGGCGCCGAACTTGTTCCGGACCGGCGCCCCGCCCGTGCGGCCGTTCCGCTGCAGCAGGGCCTGCACTCGCTGCCAAATGTCGTCGCTGACGATGGCCGAGTGCTCGCCGTCGTGGACCTCGTCCTTATAGGCGAGCTTGCCGACGTAGGTGACGTTGGTGAGCATCCTGTACAGGTTCGTCTTGGTGAACTGTTTGCCGCCCCGCTCGTGGCCCTTGCGGGTCGTCCACCGCTTGTTGACCCAGCCTCGGCGGTCGAGTTCCTGGATCACCGGTATCAATGCCTGGTGCTCCAGGTACAGCTCAAAGATCGCCCGCAGGCGGATTGCCTCGTCTTCGTTGACCATCAGCTTCGATCCCCGCGGGTCCACGTCGTAGCCCAAAAGGGGCATACCGCCCGACCACTTGCCCTTTCGGCGGGTAGCGGCGATTTTGTCCCGCGTCCGTTCTGAAATCATCTCCCGCTCGAACTGGGCAAAGGACAGCAGCACGTTCAGCACCAGCCGGCCCATCGAAGTGGACGTGTTGAACTGCTGCGTGACCGAGACGAAGGAAACGCGGTGTTTCTCGAACACCTCCATCATCCGGGCGAAGTCGAGCAGCGACCGGCTGAGGCGATCGACCTTGTAGACCACGACGCAGTCCACCTTGCCGGCCTCGATGTCGGCCATCAGGCGTTTTAGCGCCGGGCGGTCCATGTTGCCGCCGGTGAACCCGCCGTCATCGTAACGGTCGGACAGGCACTCCCAGCCTTCCTGGGCTTGGCTCCTAATATATGCCTCGCCCGAATCCCGTTGCGCGTCCAGGGTGTTGTATTCCTGGTCGAGCCCCTCCTCGGTCGACTTGCGGGTATAGATCGCGCATCGCATCCGCGGGTTGGCCGGCGCCTGTTGGCGCATTCTGGTTCTGGTCATTTCTCACCTCCTTGCCCGCCGAGGCGGAAGAAGAAGTACCCGTTGCAGTGCGTGCCGGTGATCTTTTTCGCGACGGCTGACAGCGACTTGTAGACCTCGCCTTCGAACTCGAAGCCCTTCTCCAGGACGCGGACCACGACGGTCTGGCCTTTGTACTCACGCATGAGGTCGTGGCCAGGCAGGGGCAGGCGGTTGCCAGGCGCCACGCGGATCGTCGTCGTCTTGATGCGGTCTGCTGGCGCCGGGGCGAGCTTGGGCGGCTTGGGAGCCGTGGTTCGCAAGTCGGCGTCATTGGCCAGTTCCGCAGCTCGCTGGCGGGCCCGTTCCGATAAGTCGCCCTCGGCCATCGCCTGCATGCGCCAGGCGATCCGCCGTACCAGCCACTCCTTGTGCCGGGCATTGGTGTTTTCGCCGAACGCATCGGCGTACCTGGCCCGCAGTTCATTCACGGTCATCCGCTTCATCGCGGCGACCTCTTTTCCAACATTCAGGTCCATAAATCTCTCCTTGTCTCGGGATCTCGGGAACCGTTAACTACCTTGGACACTGAGCACGGTTTCCTCGGAAACCTCAAGGCCGGCTGGACCGGAATTCGGAGATTTGTCCCGGCCGAGATTACCGCCGGAAAGTGCGGCCCGGGCGTGGAGCCGCAGGACGCCGCCGGCCAGAATGGTGGCTAATTCGGAGAAACGCTCGTCAGGCGTCAGGGAAGACGGATCATCGATCGGTCGCATAGGACATCTCCTTGTGGAGTTGCCCACAGCGACCTTCGCTTAGCGACCGGAGCGCCGTCTGGCATGACAGAATGGTTAACAGCCTCTATCTGTTAACCTACCCGGTGCGAGGACGAGGTGACGAGAGAATTGTTCGGAAGCGGGTGGCGAAGGACCAGGTTCAGCCGGCCGGCGTGATGGCCACGAGTCGAATCAACGGCGGATGTTGCGCCGACTCCGCTGCAACGGCTAGTTGCGCCGCAGTTGACGTATGAACGTTTGACGCCGGTGGGGGTGGCACCGAAGAACGAGGGTAGTGCCTTGCAGCAACCATCGAAACGCCAATCAGGGATTCCCGCATGCAACTCTTAGCGGCACGGCATGGACTCAAGTGAACTCGATTCCGAGCACGTCGGCCATTTCTTTCAGGTCTGGAATCTGCGATCTGATTAGATTGGCAGCATCACCGAGTCCCCGCTTCTTGAGTTCCAATACGAAGACAGGCCAGGGGGGAACGTTGCTCCGATATGAGTTATCGCATTGGCCGATGTATAGGCCACCACCAGGACCTACGGACAGACCACCACCCGGCCCCACTGAGAGTCCTCCTCCCGGACCGACCGAAAGCCCACCGCCTGGGCCAACGGACAAACCGCCGCCCGGGCCAACGGACAGGCCGCCGCCTGGCCCTACCGACATTCCTCCGCCTGGACCGACGGACATTCCGCCCCCCGGTCCGATCGAAGCACCACCCCCTGGGCCGATATAGAGGCCACCGCCCGGGCCGACGTAGCGGCCACCGCCTCGACCTATGTACTGGTCACGAGGCCATGTGTTTCGGGACATGGAACATCTCCTTTAGAAAGGCACTGCGTCGGTTGTCGCCAAGACCGTTAACGCCGCCACTGGTGGTGAAAAAAACTGCATCAAACGCCGCGTGGACTGCCACTGAGTGCGGCCGCGGCCCGGCCTCCACTCATCGTCTAGACCTCATTGTCGTACTCTTCGTACCGGTCACGCAGGTACTCTTCAATATATGGGGTTGGGTCGAAGTCATCAGGGTTAATCAGCCCGTAGTATTCCTCTGGAGCATATTCCGTCGTGCGGGTATAGTGGCCGCCGAGGTCAGCAGCATTGAGCTCTGCGTACCCCGTAAGCTTAAGCCCACAGGCAGAGCACGAAAAACTGGTTGGATAGACGGCCTGCCGGACTCTGATCACGCCCTCCTCGTGCGTCGTGCGTTCGTTGCCGAATGTCCTTCCCTGGACTGTCGCCGAGCATTTGCACGCCGGACATTCCACCCGATGATGCCTCTGGCGTGCGAGCTCGTTTGCCCTCCCCTGCGCGAGCTCGGCGGCAGCATGTCGCTCCGCCTCGGGCTTCCCCCCGAAAACCCGTGCGAAGGCGGCGATCTCGCTCCTCACTCGCTGCTTCGTGCCATCCTCGTCCGCCACAAGGGTCTCATTCGCAACCGCCGCCTCTTCATCCCCAAACAAGCTCTCCAACGATTCTCCCAACGCGACCACCAAGGCTCGGGACACGCGATAGAACCCGGGCAGCCACTCCTTCGGCCGGTACTGGTCGAACGCGGCGGCGCCGGTGTGCAATTCGTCATTCCTCCGATTGGCTAGCGCCATTGCCGCCTTCACGTCATCGTCCGTGAAATCAGCTCCAAAGAGCTGGCGGCAAAGATAAAACACCTGCCGGGTTGCAATCGACCTACGGGGGAACCGCTCGCTCCCGCGTCCGATGGCATGAAGAAGATACCTGTGGTCGTTGTCAGGCTCGGCAAGCAGCGCCGGGCTGACGGACGCCAGGGCTGCGCGCGCAAGGAGCTCGAGGCCAAGCGAACACCAGAGGCCGAATGCCGGATCGTCACGATTCTCGTTGAACGCGCGCTCGAAGAACAGCCGGGCTTTCGCCCACAGTGGATCCCGTTCCCAACTCATGTCGTTACCTCACATACAATCGCTCGACGATGCGCGGGCCCTCATCGCTCGGCCCCGGGCCTCTGCCGTGAAGAACCCGCCAGTTAGAGAGAACAACTGCCATGTCGCTTGACCAGGTGATGCACGCCGCGCTCGCGCCTGCCACGAGAGGCCGAAGCAATCTGTCGACCTCCGCGGCCGCCGAATTCGCCGGATACATGCAGTCGCAATCGTACCGTGAACCGACCAGATCGCCACTGCGGAACCTGAAGGAGCAGTAGAACCGTTTGGGTCCCGCATGCACCAGCCATACAGATCTCTCGGCGATGCCTGAAAAATGCACGCCTAGCTCGCAAAAAAGCTCGGCGAAACTCAGGACGGTGGTTGGTCTGCGTCTATCACCATAGGCTCGCAGGATAGTGTATCGCACCGGAAGTGGCCAGAAAACCGTGTCGGTGTGTAGCGGAAACGGGCCAGTGCCGTAGATCGCGCTTTGGCTGCCAGGGATCGCCTCGGCTGCCCGCGTCGGTCGTAGCTTCCGCACCAATTCGCCGTTCGGGCCAGGCACGGGACAACCAACCGCCCTGCCCAGTTCCAACAGGTCTGCGCGTGACGAGATCCCGTTCACACACGTCCAACCAGATGTGTGCAGTTCCTGCAGATCCATCATACGCCCCGGAAGGCCCGACTGGCCGACCACCCTGCCACGGCGCTCCGCAGCATCAGGTCGGCCAAGTAATCAGCAACCGTGCGACCGTGGACGAAGATTTCGACGGCCCGCGCTGCCGCGAGCATGTCCCACAAATAGACGTTGTCATCCTTCGCGGCCGTCATAGATAACCTTTCTGGTTTCCAAGATCGTATGACGGCGAAACGGGTTCCGCAACCCTTCCCGTTCAACCAGGTCAACGGGGCGCCCTACCAGCGCGGCCAGCTCGTCGCCCATTACGGTGAAATCCCAGAGACTCCACGGCGCATCGTCGGCGAATGAAACCAGCACATCGACGTCGCTCTCCGGGCCGAAGTCATCCCGCAGCACGGAGCCAAAGAGCGACAACTCCCGGACCCTCCACTTGTCGCAGAAGGCATTCAGGCTTGCCGCTGGTAATTCGAGGTTAGGCGGCAT